CCTCCATTAGAAGTACCTTCGCTATGCTCATAACCTGCTAATTGAGATATGTAACCGAAAGGGTCATCGTTTGTTAGAGTTCCTTCTTTAAATTTTTTAAAAGCAAAGCCGGATGTTGTTTTAATATCTACAACTTCACCGTCAATAACACAATCCATATGTCCTTTTATACCTTCTACTTCTACCGTTTTCTGTTCAGAGGTAACTTCATGACCAGCCATTTTAACAAAGAATAACACTAGCTCTTCTAGTAAATGTCCGTATAAAAATTTAATTAATGTTGATGAGGCTAACTGTTGAGGTACTTGCTCTGCATTTAAATCGTACCATAGTTGTCGTGAAGGCTTACCAATGTTAGACATACGTAACGTTGAAGTATCTCTTGGTTGAGGCGTAGCCCAGTGTTTTAAAGCAGATGCCATAGCTTTACCAAACTTATCTATGTCTTCATCATTAACTTTTATTTGTTTGTTTTCTGTTAATGGACTTATAGCTTGGTATATATCTTGAACTAAAGTATCAATTGTTTTTTTATTTTTTTTCATCGTAATCTTTAAAAGCTTTTATAACATCACTAGAAAATAATTTTTGTAAATCAACTAAATACATTTTACTAGCTTTGTTATCCCCGCCACTAACAGTTTTAAATGTATCTAACTTTTTTACAATAGTTCTAAGGACATCGGTTTTAAATACGAGCGTACAGTATTCATTATCTCCAACACATAAATGATGAAACCAGTAGTCTGATTCAGTAGCATTTATTCCGGAAGGTTTGTTCCAACACTCATACTCAATGGCTATGTTTCCTGTGTTCATCCACATACCACGTTCAGATTTAACTTCTATCTTTTTATCTTGTAACATTTCAGCTACTTTATCTTCTCTGACTTGACCGTATTCTAAATCTATATCAAATTTTTTTCTGTTTTCTTTGCTTGGTTTCATATTTATTATTGTATACTTTAATAATATTAATAGCTGATTTTCTGTTTAATTTTTTCCACTCTCCTCTTTCGCTTTCAGCAAAAAACGAAGCTATACTTAAAATTATTTTTTCTCCTTTTTTTGTATTAGAACACGGGCAAACATCTACTAATGAATAATCTCTTAAAGGTGTAACTTGATTATATTGTTGTAATCTTTTTTCAGGGTCAATAGACCGTCCAAATTTAACCCAACCCGGAATAGATTGACATTCTATAATATATAACCATCCCTTTTCTTTTTTACTACAGCAGCCTTTACCGTATTTATTTTCCATTATTTTTCTTAAACCGGGGGAGGATAGATACCTATTTGTTTTTTCAAATAAATAATCTGTTCCTTCTCTAAGGGAAAAATTACCATCTAGAATAGTTTCTTCAACTTCTTTTAATACTTGTAATTCGTTTTCAATAGGCTCTAATTCCTTGGTTTCAATATTTAATTTATAACCGAAAGGAATAGTAGAAGAGGTTCTTTTACTGGGGGGTATATTTAAAGAATCAATTTCAACTTGTTTGATTAATTGTTTTATTTTACGTTTTTTCTTTTTTATATTTTTTAATTTTTGATTTAAAGTTCCTTTACTACCAGCAGGTCTTCCTGCTTTTTTTCTAGGAGTACCGTCTGTTTTTAAAATAAAAGAACCATCCTCTTTCGTCATATAACCATCAGGGTTTATTTCCCAATTGTTTTTTACAGTGTTAATGGGTCTCACTCCAGTTTTCTCCTATCTTATATTCACCATCCATAGGACAACGAAGATTAAAATGTTCTCCGGCTTTTATTATACTCTCTACTGCTAAGTTTCCAACAAAATCTGCTTGAGATTCTTTAACCTCTATCTGCCACTCATCGTGGATATTAGCTACAAATTTATAATCAATTGTATTTAATGTTAAAACATCATTTAATATGACCAATGCTTTCTTCATAATAATAGCACCGGCTCCTTGAATTAAAGTATTAAGTGCAGCATGTTGACTACGTACAAATAATTTTCTACCGTCTAATCCTTTGAAATATTTTTTTGCTGCAGTTCTTTGCACCTTTGCTGTAAGAGATGCAAATGATGGATTACTACCGAAAAAGCGTTTTCTAAGTTGCCCGCCTCGTGTAGCATTTCCCCCAACAATTTGTCCAATCTTTTCATTTCCTGCTCCGTAGCAGAGGGCATAGATAAATACCTTTGCCTCATCTCTTGATTTAAGTCCAGCAAGTTTTTGGTTGTAAGTGTGAATATCTCCTTGTGTAATTTCATAAATATAATCCTCATCGTTCATGTAATGGGCAAGCAATCTTAACTCAAGTTGGCTTGCGTCTACCCCTACTAATTTATAACCGTCAGCAACTTCCCAAAAACTTCTACATTCTTTTCCGTAAGGAGAAGATACGCTTGGTACTTGAGCCATATTAGGATTCCTGTGTGTCATTCGACCAGTAATAGTACCGTTAGGTATTACATAACCATGAACCCTACCGTCATCTTTTAAACTATCAATCCAGCTTTCTGTTTGTACAATTCTTTTTTGTAATAGTAAATATTCAAGTATTAATTTTGCTTCCGGTATGTCTTGTATTTTAGAAAGGCTGCCTTCATCGACAATGGGTTGTCCAGTGGGTGTAAATTTTGTAGGCTTCCAACCAAAATCCTTTAAGTATTCTCCTATTTGTTGTCTAGAACTTAAATTAAATTCTTTAAGTTCTTGTCGCATAAAAGGTTTCATGTCTCCACTTTCTTTTATCTTTTCATATTCTTCAGCACGCAGCCCTTGCTTAGATAACTCCCCGTCTTTCTTTAGCTTAGGAATAACTTCTCTTATATCAACCCACTTAGGTTTGAAAGTAGTATGCACTTCATCTTCTAATTGTTTAACCTTTTCTCTTAGTGTCGCAACAAAAATACTAGCTTTTTGAAAATCAAACTTAAACCCGTTTACCTCTTGAGTTTTCATAATTTTAAAAACATCATGTTCTAAGTCTTGACTTTGTTGAGAAAAATAAGAACCCTCATTTAATAGATAGTCATAGACAGCAGAGTTTAATCTGACATCGTTAGTACAGTACTCTAACATTTCAGAAGTGTAACTTTCAAATTCTTTGAAGTCTAACTTAGGGTATTTTAATTTATTACCCCAAACTTCTAAGCTATGACCCCCGTCTCTAACAGGATTAAATAAACGGGAAAGAACCAGCGTATCAATAACAGGTATATTTTTTAAATTTACCTCAGTTAATTTCTCTAAGACAGGTATATCAAATCCTATTATGTTGTGACCAATAAGACATGAAGCACTCTCTAATAAAGCCAGTCCCTCTCGTATTTTTTCAGGAGGAAACTTATATACTTTTGAAGTTTCAATATCTTGACAAACAATACACCAAATTACATTTGCATCTAGACCGTCTGTTTCAATATCAAAAATTAGTTTCATAATTAAAAGTCATCATCAGTATTGTCTTCTTCACCGCCTATGACTTCGTTAAGTCTACCAGTTTCTCTATCATATAGCAACTTCGTTGCCGTACCTACATCGCCTGTATATCTAGACTTTAGTACTCTCATTTTTGTAGTATTAGATTCTGATTCGCTATCAGATTGTTGATTTCTTTCTAATGCTATAACACAGTCTGATAACTGGGCAATGCTTTGAGAGCCTCTAAGATGAGAAAGACTAACCTCAATACCGTTCTCATGTCCTTTATTACCGTCAACTCTTCTAAGATGAGACACGAGCAGCATGCCTACACCAGTCTCTTCTACAATACTTCTTAGGCGTGCCATAATTCCGTCAATAGCCCTGCGTTCATCGCCCTCAGCAGTGGCTACAACTAACATGTGTAAGTGGTCTAGTATTATCCACCTACAACCACAACCAACAACCATAAATCTAATCTTAGAAAATATTTCTTCGATGTCATTGGTCCCAAAGTGTGCATGTACCCATACTCTATTTTTATTTTCTCCGTCATAAAGAATATCAAAGAACTTATCTAGTTCTTCCGGAGAATATTGTTCCCTAATATGGTCAATGTATAATCTATTGTTAGCTTCAATAGAAAGAATACCGTCAATGGTTCTTCTCCAATCTTCTTCTAAAGCAATAACGCCTACATTATCAGTGGTGTTTTTAATAAGATGATGTTCTAATTCACGAGTCACACTAGACTTACCAAGTCCTGTACCTCCTGTTAAAGTGACTAACTCACCCCCTCTCAAGCCTACAAGTTTTTCATTA